TGAATCGCGGGTCTTTGAACAGCATTGGAAGAAGTGGGATAAAAGACTTGACACGTGTTAGACCATGCCTTATCGCCTTTTCCCTTTTTATGAATGATGATGCTGTAGGCCTCCAGTCGCCCTCTACGTTGTCTTTTAATTCCCTGAACAACTCCCTCTTGCCTGGGGGGAAGGGCTGTACCCAGTCGACGAAGGCCATGCCGCTAGTTACCCTGTGGAATTTGGCAAATAGTGGCATGACATACTTGGTCAACTTAGACCATTCACGGGAACAATTGAGCATCAACTGCTTGCTGTTGTGGATTGGCAACTCCTTGCCCACTCGTCCGTTCATTGCCACCTTCTCATTGTGGTGGCAGTTCCTAAACACTGTTGGAACGTAGTCTTCAATACCCCACATGCGGCGTGTGCCAAATTTTGGAGTACAGATCGCTTGGCGTCCCTTCTGCTCGTAGTCTGCCTGTATGGGGGTGTGCTTGTAGCAGCGGTTTTCTAGGCAGATGTCGTCCGCAAGAACGCATGCAATGTATTCTGTGCGGCCAAACCAGCCGAAGGCAGTGTTGGATATGAAATGGGCGATTGTATGACCTATAGCCCCAACTGGCCCCGGTGCTAGTGCGTGTGTTGCATGCACCAGGGTGGTGTAGTTATTGGCTTTTGGCCGCATGGCTCTCTCGATTGTTGAATATGTTATTGCTGCTGCAACAAGGCATAGGCCTAGCTGTATCTTTGGTGAGAACCATTGTGGTCTGGAGTTTTCCGTTTTTGGTGGGAGTGGTGGGGGTATATCCGGCCCGGGGATGTAAAATAGATAGCGGCTCGGTTCCCAGGCTAACTCCACGGCTTTAATTATCCCCCTTGATATGATATTGTATTTGATTGGGGTGTCCATGAAGAATTTCTGGGTGATTCTGTTATTGAGCCAGCGAGCTGCGCCCCGCACAACGGCTGTTTCGGCCACCACCGCTGCAAGACCCACGAATGGGGCGTATCTTGAGGGTGGGCATTCGCCGACTCCTTTGGCTTCGTGGTATGATACACGCACCGCCTTTCTTGAGAGCAGGGCGCGCTTATGCGCAAGCCATGAAGTGTAGTCGTAGCAGTCCACGGGGGCAACTCCTATCTGCGCAGCTAGTTCGCCGTGCTTTTCGCGGAGGGCCAATACACGCGCGAGCTCCTCAGTGTAGACTTGCTGCACTATGGTGAGGGTGTCGATGCCATGTTTGTGTGCCTCCTCTTTGCGGGCTATGTTGATTGCTGCGAGGTGGATTGTTCTGCGGTCTTTTACGTCGTCTACGTTGGAATCGAGTAGACGGCCTCGGATCTTGTCCCGAACATTGCTGGTTAGTGCTTCGATATACTTCTCTCTATCGAATTCGGGAGGTTTTGGAATTTCGACTTCAATGACCATTTTGTCAGTGCTGTCTGGGTTGTTGGCGTCGGGTACGTCCAGCGCTGGGACGTCCCCTTCGTCTAAGTCACGTGCTGCAATAGCCAATGCTTCCTTGCAGGTTTTACCCTCCATGTTGGCGATGGTTTTTGCGGCCTTCTTTTCGGCCCATGACTTCTTAGCATTCTTCTTCTTATGCTGGCATTCTTTGGCTTTATGGCCAAGCTTATTACAGTTATGACACTTAATTTGCTTCTTCCCAGTTGACGATTTGGAGGATGCTACTCCACTGGGGCTCACGCTAGATCCGGTGACTGTCGATGCAGCTGAGTCTAGGATTTTGATCGTGAATTTTGGTTTCTGGTGCTTTGCTTTGGTTTTGCTTCCTTGCGCTTGCGAGTTTCCAGTGGTGTCGCTTCCTTGGGCTATCGGTGATCGTTTTGCCTCGCCTAACGTTGCACCGACGATAGGGCTTGGTGATGACAATACCGTGTCTAATTTTAATGGACTGGATCCTATTGTCCCGCTGTGATGTGCGGTAGTTTGAACTCCAGGTTTGTTGGTAACCAAATCAATATTCTGCATGGTAACTTTCAAATGGGTTGTCCGTCCGATCTAGACAGGGGTAAGACAGTATGGTAGGTCCTCGCCACGACGCGTTAGGTGCATACTGAATAGGGGCTACCTACTCGTTGAGAACTGGCTGATCTAATATGTCCAGTCGCCTTGGTTTGTTTGTTTCTCGGCAGTCTTGTTGCTACCAAGAGCCGGGATTCGGTCGTTCGATGAATTTATCCCGGCCGTGTTGTGTCCGCCACGTCAGTGCCCCTTTGTGGTGTAGGGTCACCTCATCTCCTGGGGAGACGGCGCGGTTGGTGTTGCTATTCAGGGAGCGGCCCCTTGTGGTTTTGCTGTGCCGGTGGGGCAAGCCTCGGATTGTGTGGTAGGTGATTGGTTGTGGTGACCATGGATTGATGAAGTGACCAACTGGTGCCACTATCACGTCATCTTTTGGGTCGTAGATGGGCCCTGGTGTGGACGTGATAGGTAGCGGTTGGTTGAAGTTGGCCTCTTCGTTTGGGAACCCACGGTGTCGGTTCATTTTGTTATGTTTCTGACTTTTATGGCCTGTGGTCCGACCTAGCGGCCCCCCGTGAACGTGAGTCGTTGGGAGGGATTGGAGTAGTAGGAGTGTGCGCGGTACGCTCCTCGTGCAAGACCATACCACCAGTTTGGATCGATTCGCTGAATCTTCCTGATGGTACTGTTGATGAAGTCCTCCCCAATGACTGTCTTGTGGACTTGACTAAGTCCTGAGTCAGCATCGGGGCGCCATTCAACGTTCTTGGTAAGGTCGAACGTTAG